AGTAAAGTATTCAGCAGATAAAAAATAACGTGCACCTCATTGCCCTGCCTCTTGGCAAAACATAAAAAATACGCAGGAACTTGTGCTGGTAGCTTAAATGTCGAACGCTCGAGTATAATGCACAAACAAGGTGACAGAATGAAAAGAATTGGATACTTATATGATAAAATTTATGCAATGGAGAACTTAAAACTCGCTCATAAAAATGCAAGAAAAGGTAAGGGTTGGTATAAGGAAGTTTGTATGGTGGATGATGATGAAAAATATTATTTATCTGTATTACAAGAACAACTAATAAACCAATCTTATAATACTTCAGAATACACTATCTTTGAAAGAGTTGAGGGTAGAAAGGTAAGAGAGATTTACAAACTTCCGTATTTTCCTGATAGGATATGTCAATGGGCTTTGCTGCAGGTAATTGAACCAATACTGATGAAACAATTGGTAAGAGATACTTATTCAGCAATCCCTGGTAGAGGAATTCATTTAGCTTTGAATAGATTAACATCTTCCATAAAGAAAGATAGAGAAGGTACTAAATATTGTTTGAAGTTAGATGTGAAAAAGTATTATCCTAATATTAACCATGATATCTTGAAATCAATTTATAGAAGGATATTCAAGGATAAGAAAGTATTGTGGCTCATAGATGAAATTATAGATAGTACAGAGGGAAATAAAGGAATACCAATCGGTAATTACATGTCTCAATGGTCAGGTAATTTATATCTAAGTCCATTTGACCATTGGATAAAGGAAGTTAAGGGTATCAAGCACTATTATAGATATATGGATGATATTGTTATTCTCCATGAGTCAAAGGAATACTTGCATCAACTAAAGAAAGAAATTGATATGTTCTTATTTAGTGAATTAGATTTAGAATTGAAAGATAACTGGCAAGTGTTTCCAACGGCTGTACGAGGTATTGATTTCTTAGGGTATAGAGTATTTCCTGATTATGTTTTATTAAGAAAATCAACGGTCAAACGAATGAAAAGTAAGGTCAGGGAAATACATAAATATCTGAAAGTAAATGGGAGAATGAATCATAATCAATGGTGCTCATTAAACTCTTATGATGGGTGGTTGTTATATTGTAATAGTTATAGATTGAAACAAAAGTATATAATACCATTAAAGGAAGAAATGAAAAAATTCTATAAGGAGGTAATATTAAATGAGAGTTCAAGGAACGCAAGAAGTTGTTAAGCCCTTAGAGCAGGATGAATTCAAAGTCTACATTAGAACTAATATTGTTCGTATAGATGAAGAAGATACTGAAGACAAACCGGGATTTCATGGCTGGGAATATGATGAAATTGAAATGTCAATTCCTGAATATCAAGCAATGATTAAGGGAGAAGTTGAAAAATTAACTGAGGCCGACTTAAACAACAAAATGGCCTTAACGGAAATATTTGAAATGATAATTATGTAAGGAGGAAAAGCTAATGGCAAAGATATACGCATCGTTAATTGTAGCAGGTAGAAAAACCTTTGAAGAAGTCCCTGCACAGATTAAAGAAGAAGTGAAAGTAGCTCTAAAAGAATATGTAGTACGTGGCGAATTAACTGCTGAACAATATCAGGAATTCGTTGGTGAACCTTATGTTGGCTAAATTATGGTTAATCTTTACAATAATGAGAGGAGGAATAGATATGGTTATAGTATATGTAGCTCTTATAATTGCTGGTAGAAAGACTTATGCACAAGTACCTGCAATCTTAAAAGAAGCTGTAAAAGAAGAACTTATAGCTCTTGACCTTGAAGAATTAGTAATAGAATAATAGTGCATCATAAAAGTAGGGTGGGTGGGAGGCAAAGGAGTTGTCTATTATGAAATAAGGCAATTGAATAAGGAGGAAACGGAACGATGGTAAAACCGGAAATTTTAGCTTTTCTTTCGCCTATTGTTTCAGCACTAATAATTTGGTATATTCAGCATAGACATATGGAGCATGACAAAAAGAGAGATGAATTGGTATTAGCCGAAAAAAAGAGGCAGGAACAAAAGGAGAAGGAAAAAGAAAAAGAGGCTGAAAAAAGAGCCGAAGCTCGCAAACAAGAAAACTTATTAACAATGAGAATGATTAAGGCAGTTGGAAAATTATCATATGCTAACTCAGTTGCAATCAAAGAAGGAAAAGTGAATGGTGTGATGGAAGAAGCAATTGTCTATTATAGAGATGCCAGTGATGAAATGACAGAATTCCTTCAGGAGCAAGCAGTTGAGCATTATGTAAAATAGGAGGTGATAGCGTGGCAAGAAGACGTAGAAGAAAGAAAAAAATGGAATTTTCAAAGAAAATATTTGTATCTGTTTCTATAGCAGCTTCATTAGTTACTATATTTACAGGAATTATGATTTGGCGAACCAATGACTTATCACCCCTCATGTACTTAATTCCAGCAGTCTTCGCAGAGCTTGCTACGGCTACCGGATTTTACTATAGTAAGGCCAAGGCAGAGAATAAAATTAAAATTCAAAAGGGTTTAGAAAATCCAGAAGAAGGAGGAATATCGGATGGATGATAAAATAAAAGAAACAAAGGAACATGAATTAAATCAGGAAGCGTTGGAAGAATTATCAAACGGGAAAGGAGAAGATGAAGATGAGTAATAGCCCGTTAGTAAGTTATACAAAGATATCGCCTAATAAGACAAGCCCAAGAAATCATAAAATTGATACTATTACTATTCATTGTGTAGTAGGACAGACATCTGTTGAAACTCTTGGAAATGTATTTGCTCCAGCCTCTCGAAAAGCTTCTTCTAATTATGGTGTTGGGTATGATGGTAGGATTGGAATGTATGTTGAAGAAAAAGACCGTTCTTGGTGTACATCTTCAAGTGCAAATGATAATAGAGCGATTACTATTGAAGTTGCAAGTGATACCAAACATCCTTACGCAGTAACAGATAAAGCTCTTGAAGCAACTATTGAGCTTTGTGTTGATATATGTAAAAGAAATGGTATTAAACAACTTCTATGGAAAGGTGATAAGAATCTCATTGGTCAAGTAGATAAGCAAAACATGACTGTTCATAGATGGTTTGCTAATAAATCTTGTCCGGGAGAATATTTATATAGTAAACATCTTTATATTGCTGCAGAAGTTAATAAGAGATTAAACCCTCCTAAGCCTACACCGAAACCAGACTCTAAAGTATTATATAGAGTTCAAACTGGAGCATTTAGTAATAAAGCTAATGCAGATGCTTTAGAGGCTAAGCTCAAGAAAGCTGGGTTTGATACCTATATGGTAAAAGTGGGAAATCTTTATAAGGTTCAAGTTGGAGCGTTTGGAGTAAAGGCTAATGCTGATACAATGGCCAAGAAGTTAAAAGCTGCAGGCTTTGATACTTATATTACCACTGAATCAGGAACTCCCGTACAAAGTAATATAAAGGCTCCTACATTAAAGGTAGGCTCCAAAGTAAAGGTAACCGGAACTAATTATGCAACAGGTCAAAGTATTCCTTCTTTCGTTAGAAATAATACCTATACTATTCAACAGATAAGTGGAGATAAGGTCTTGTTGAAAGAGATTATAAGTTGGGTATATAAGAAGGATGTTAAATTAGTTTAAGAAAGGAGAATGGCTATGTTAGATTTCTTAGCAGCTTATTGGGATAGTGTTTTATTCGTTATTCTTTTCATAGTAGCTTTAATAGTATTAGTGAGAAAGGGTTATGGATATTATGCTAAGCAGATTTTATTCTATTTAGTAACAAAAGCTGAAGCTGAATTTGGTGGTGGAACTGGCCAATTAAAATATGCGGCAGTAACCACTTGGTTATATGAAAAGCTACCTGTTATTGCTAAATTTATATTAACTCCAAAGACTATTGATAACCTAATTGAAGAAGCGGTGGCTCAAATGAAAAAATATCTTGAATCAAATGAGCAGGCAAAAGTATTGGTAGTTGAAAATGTAATTAAATAATAAGTATATTCAGATAAAGCCTCAAATATAACTGAGGCTTTATTTTTTTTCACAAAAACAGTTGATTTATGTTTTAATATGTTATATAATATTATTGAGGGTGGAACCTCACTTAAAACACTTCTGAAGGAGGAAATGAAATGGTAAACATTACGATTAGAGAAGCTGAAAAAGTCAATGGAGATTTAAGTGCTTTCATAAGCTTTCCATATGATTCCGAATTAGTTGGAATAATGAGAACACAATCAAGTAGGTTTTGGCATGCAGCTCAAAAGGAATGGGAAATACCAGCAAAGAAATTAGTAGCTGTAATCAATCAAATGGGAAATAGACAGATAACATTAACTGGAGAATATAAAGAATTGGAAGAAAAGAAAATTAAAATGCCAAAGGGATTTGAATTCAAAACCAAGCCTTTCGAACATCAAATAGAAGGATTTGAGTATGGGCTAAAATATGACAGATTCTTATTAGGAGATGAGCAAGGACTTGGAAAAACAAAGCAGGTTATTGATATAGCGGTAGCAAAGAAGATTACTAAGAAATATAAACATTGCTTAATCATTTGTGGAGTTAATGGTTTGAAATGGAATTGGCAAGCGGAAATAGGAGTTCATAGTAATGAGAGTAGTTGGATATTAGGAACTCGTTACAATGGTAAAGGTAAAGCCAAAGTAGGCTCAAGCAAAGATAAATTAGCAGACCTGAATAATCTACCAGATAGCTACTTCCTTATAACTAATGTAGAAAGTCTTAGAGATAAAGGTATTTGCGAAAAGGTTAAAGAGCTTTGTGATAATGGAACAATTGGAATGGTAGCAATAGATGAAATCCATAAGTGTAAGAATCCAGCATCTCAGCAAGGCAAGGCATTACTCAAAATTGATGAGGCAACTACTAAGATAGCAATGACAGGTACCCCTATCATGAACACCCCTTTAGATACTTATGTGCCTCTGAAATGGTTAGGTCAGGAAAAACATAGCTTTTATCAATTCAAGAACCATTATTGTGTAATGGGTGGATACGGTGGATATGAGGTAGTTGGTTATAAAAATTTAGGCGAGTTGCAGAACAGAATTGACAAAATAATGCTCAGAAGATTAAAGAAAGATGTTCTTGATTTACCTGAGAAAATATATACTACCGAATATGTTGAAATGTCAAAGGAACAGCAAAAAATTTACAATGAGGTGAGGGAAGAGCTTAAAGAAAATATTGACAAGATAATGATTAGCCCTAATCCATTAGCACAGTTGATTAGACTAAGACAGGCAACAGGCTACACTGGTATATTAAGCAGTACAATTAAGCAGAGCGCAAAACTTGATAGACTTGAAGAACTGGTTGAAGAAATTGTTGATAATGGAGGAAAATGTTTAATATTTAGTAATTGGACAGATATGACAGCTCCAACCTTTGAAAGATTAAAAAGATTTAATCCTGCAATTATTACTGGAGAAACAAAAGACCGGGAAACCCAAAAAGATAAATTCATGAATGATGATAGATGTAAAGTCATCATTGGGACAATCGGAGCAATGGGAACTGGTCTTACTCTTACCGCAGCATCAACAGTAATATTCCTTGATAGTCCTTGGAATCGAGCAAATAAAGAGCAGGCGGAAGATAGAGCACATAGAATCGGGACTACCTCAAATGTAAATATTATTACGATTGTTTGTAAAGATACCATAGATGAAAGAATCGAAGAATTGATTTATAAAAAAGGCGCTATGGCAGATGCATTGGTAGATGGTAAAGTGGATAATAATAAATCACAAGTTATCGATTACTTGTTAAACTAAGGAGGAAGAAAGAAATGATTAAAAATAAGCAATTCATAATGATGATGAGTATTATGGTTTTGGTTTTTGGATATCTAATATGGCAAGTCAATCGTAAAGTGGAAAGAGATGTGGAAGCCTTCAAAGTGTACAAGCCGGTATTTACGGAAGTATCAGCCAATCCTATCCAAATATATATCAATGATGATAAAGTCGATGTACAAGTTAAAGAAACTCCATACAATTACGAATTAAGGGAATTACCTAAAGAAGCTACTGGAGAATTTAAAACTTACATGGATTATCGAAAAATAACCAATAAAAGTTCAAAGCAATGGGCTTTACAGCAGTTAGCTCAAACAGATGAAAATGGATTCAGAGTCTTTAATGGAAAATATTTAGTAGCTGTTGGTTCTTATTATGCAACGGAAGTTGGAAAAGAATTAAGAATTGCTTTAGAGGATGGAACAATATTCTATGCTATGGTAGGAGATTTAAAACAGGATATACATACCGATAAAAATAATCAGTATGTTCCAGCAAATGGCAACATTGTTGAATTTATAGTAGATACGGATAAGCTTGACCCATTAACTAAAAAATTAGGGGATGTTTCTAATTCTGGATTGGAAGGCAAGATAGTAATGATTGAGGAGGTGATTACATATGAAGAATAAATTAACCGCTACTAAGGTAGCTCAGCATCTTGATATTTCAGTTCCTACATTAAATAATTGGTATAAGTGGTATAATAACTCACAGTATGAAAAACCAAAAGATACACCGAAATTACCTGCTTATACACAGCAAGGAAAGAGAGGTACTCGTTATTGGGATAAGGCTGACCTACCTAAATTGGTTAAATTCAAGGAATGGATGCCAAGAGGTAGAGCTGGTGTAATGGGAGATTTTAACGCTCAGTTTTGGGGAGAAAGAGGAAAGAGGGCTCTCCGCAACAAACGTTTACGAAAAGACTAAATATTCTATATAATAATTGAACCTAAAATATAAAGGAGGCTATTAAAAAATGGCAAGAAAACAACTTTCATTGATTGAAGATGTAAGGACACCAGAAGAAAAGTTGTCCGATTTACTTCCAGTATATGAAGCCAATAAGTCAGAAATGGATTCATATAAAAAATTAGTAGATAGGGATAACAAGGAAATCAAATCTATCATGCTTGGAGCAGAGATGGGAGAATTTGTAGTAGATGATATTAAGGCAAGCTGCTCTGTATCAGTAAGGGAGGATTTCGTTGAGGAAGCTCTAATTGCTAAATTAAAAGAAATGAAAATCCGTGGAGTGGTTAAGAAGAAAGAATATGTGGATATGGACGCCCTTGAAAATGCTATTTACAATGGTAAAGTGGATGCAGCTTCATTAGCGGATTGCCAAACTAAGAAAGAAGTTGTAACTTTAAGAGTAAGTAAGCTCAAGAGAAAAGAGGGTTAAGATGGCAGTTAAAAGAAAACAGCAATCTGAATATCAGAGCCAAGCTGTTCCCACTGTCATTAGAGCCAATAGTAGAATTAGTGTTAAAATAAATGAAACCTTCTATACTTTTGAGTTTATGGAAGAAAGGCAATTTCCAATTGATTTAGTAGAAGAAGGCACTATTGACTTCGCCAAAGAAAAAGAGATGCTTTGGGATGAAGTTCATGCTCAAGTGGATAAGCAGGTTCAGGATGTTGTGGATATGCTAAAACAAGGAAAATAATGGTAAAATTAACTTGAATTACAAGCTATACTATTATATAATTAAGAGGTAATCAGTATTCGCGGTACTGATACCAAATCAAATACTGATTACTATAAAATGGTATGATGAACGAGCCGCGAACTCAAGTAGCCGTGCCTTTTTATATTCTAAAATAGGAGGTTAAGGAATGGACACAGAAAGAGAAATGCATAGAGGTTATTATGCAATCATTCCAGCAAGTGTTCGATATGATAAAAATATTGTCCCGAATGCTAAATTATTATATGGGGAAATAACAGCTCTTTGTAATGAAAGAGGATATTGCTGGGCTAGTAATAGTTATTTCGCTGAATTATATAATGTCAGTAAAAATACTGTTTCTTCTTGGATTAGCTCCTTAGTTAAGAATGACTATATAGAAGTTGATTTAATTTATAAGGAAAACAGTAAGGAAATTCAAAGTAGACATCTTAGAATCAAGGATGGATACCCTATACCGAAAAAGATGGATACCCCTACTGAAAAAGATGGATACCCTATACATGAAATCATGGATGATAATACTCAAATAATTAATAATAAAAAAATTAATAAATCATCTAAAGATGATACGCAATCACCATTGATTCCTAAATTAGATAAAAAAACAAAGAAGTCCAAAGATATAGTAACTATGAGAAGCATGATTTCAGCTTTTACTCAAAATGAAGATATTAGAGAAAAGTTGTTAGAGTATTTCAATATGAGAGTAAAGAAAGGACTTCAACCAAATCAATGGAAAATTATATTAGATGATTTAAGAGTTTATGCAGGGGATAGTGCATCAGTAGCTGTGGATAAGATAAACGGAGCTATTGCTGGAGGATATATGCAGATTATTGCCCAGTGGGAAAAAGATAAGAAGACTAATTTTAGTAAGCCTAAGTTTGATAATACAGCCGGAAGAAAAACAAAAGCCGTGGTAAATATGTCGGAAGAAGAGAAGGCTGAATTTGAACAAAGCTTAGCTGTTGATGAAGATGGCAATCCATTAAAATTTTAGGAGGAAGAAAATGGAAAACAAGAAAGTAGAGATTCACGGAAAGATATGTCAAAGTATGACAGGCTTGTATGAGAGGAAGAATCATGATTATGGGGATTCCTTCGCCAAGATGAGAAAAGAGTTTGACAACGCTATTTTAATTAGGATTTATGATAAGTTTAGCCGCCTCAAGACTTTAAAAGGCGGAGCTACTCAAAAGGTAGCCGATGAAAGTATTAAAGATACTTTATTTGATTTAGCAAACTATTGCATAATGGAATTAGTAGAAATGGAGATGGATGAAAATGAAAGCAAATGATTATCAGAAAGCAGCATTAAGAACTGCAAGCTCAGAAGAGCCTAAAGATTTAATCTTAAATGGAACACTTGGATTAGCCGGAGAAAGTGGAGAGGTGGCAGACCATATTAAGAAACACCTATTCCAAGGACATGAATTAAACAAAGAGCATCTTGCAAAAGAGCTTGGAGATATTTGCTGGTACATAGCCGTTACTGCTGAAGGATTAGGTTATGAGTTAAGCGAGATAATGGAAATGAACGTAGAGAAGCTTAAAAAGAGATACCCTGATGGCTTTGATGCCGAAAGAAGTTTACACAGAGAGGAAGAAAACTAATGAAAACTGAATTAAAAGTAAGTTTAATCGAGTATACCCCAAACCCTGAAAAGATTATATCAGGGGCAGCAAAGTTATGTTATTCAGAAGCTAATATTGATGAAATAATGGAGCAGCAAACTCCCGAAGCTGTAGAAAAATTTCTTAATATGTTAATGAATATGGGCCATGAAAGTCCTATTGAACATGTAAACTTTACTTTTGGGATAGAGGGAGTATCCAGAAGCTTAACCCATCAATTAGTAAGACATAGGCATGCAAGTTATAGTCAGAAGTCTCAAAGATATGTAACAGAAGGGCAGTTTGAATATGTTATACCTCCAGAGATAGAAAAAGATAATAGACTAAGAATGGCATACGAAAATCATATGATAGATACTCAACAAACCTATGATTGGTTAGTTGAAGGGTTAATGTCAAATAATGGTGGGAATGAAAAACAAGCAATTGAGGATGCAAGGTATGTGTTACCCAATGCATGTGAAACTAAAATCATTTGTACAATGAATGCAAGGGAACTACTCCACTTCTTTAAGCAAAGATGTTGTAATAGAGCTCAATGGGAAATAAGGGAATTAGCAACTCAGATGCTTAAACTTGTTAGAGATGTGGCTCCAATAATATTTAAGAATGCAGGGCCAAGTTGTATTAAGGGAGCATGCCCTGAAGGAAAAATGACATGTGGTGAGATTACTACAGTAAGGGAAAAATTTAGAGCATAATAGGAGGATAGATAGAATGGAATTGAACAAATGGTTACCACAGGAGCTATCTCAAGATATTTGGAATAAGAAATATAAGTTCGAAAACGAAACACTTGATGAATGGTTTGAAAGAGTGTCCGCAGGCGATAAAGAGTTAGAAAAAACAATCAGGGAAAAGAAATTTATCTTTGGTGGAAGAATATTAGCAAATAGGGGACTTCATAAGTTAGGGAAAAAGATTACATACAGCAATTGCTATGTACTTGCTCCACCAGAAGATAACCTTGAATCAATATTTAATTGTGCGGCAGAGATGGCAAGAACATTCTCTTATGGTGGAGGAGTGGGAATTGATATTTCTAACCTTGCACCAAAGGGAGCTAAGATAAATAATGCGGCAAGAGAAACATCGGGAAGTGTTTCTTTTATGGATTTATTTTCATTAACTACTGAATTGATTGGGCAGAATGGGAGAAGAGGAGCCACAATGATTTCTATAGCTTGTGACCACCCTGACCTATTAGATTTTATTGAAGTGAAAAACAATCCTGATAAAGTAACAAAAGCAAATATATCAATTAGAATTACAGATGATTTTATGCAAGCGGTTATAAATGACGGGGATTATGAATTAAGCTACCAACGTGAAACCACTGGACAAAATATTGTAAAGGTAGTAAAAGCAAGAGAACTACTAAATATGATTGCGCAGAGTAATTGGAAAATGGCAGAGCCAGGGATGCTCTATTGGGATAGAATACAGAATTGGAATTTATTTAGTGAAGATGATTCTATTGAATATGCTGGAGTTAATCCATGTGCTGAAGAACCATTACCGTCATATGGAAGCTGTTTACTTGGGAGTGTTAATTTAGCTGAATTTGTTACTAATCCATTTACCCCAAGGGCAAGATTTAATTTAGAGGAGTTTCAGAAAACAGTGGTTATTGGGGTTAAGGCTCTAAATGAAGTGTTGCATGAAGGATTACCACTTCATCCATTAAAACAGCAGCAAGAATGTGTTAATGATTTAAGACAAATTGGGTTGGGTTGTTTCGGTTTACATGATGCACTAATTAAAATGGGGATAACTTATGGAAGTGAAAAGTCCTTAGAGTTAGCTGATAAGATTGGTTCTACTTTAATTGATACAGCTATTAAAACATCTGCAGAGCTTACAGATATTTATGGAAAGTATCCTAAATACAATGAAGAGGCCATAATGAAGAGTAAATTCCTGCAGGAAAACGCTTCAGAAGAAACTATAAATTTAGTAAAAGAAAAAGGGTTAGCAAATAGTCAAATCTTAACAATACCACCAACTGGCTCAGTAGCAACTATGATGGGAGTAAGTACTGCACTTGAACCCATGTATTCATTTTCATATACAAGAAAGACAGAATCTTTACATGGTGAAGATAAATACTATAAAGTGTTTACACCTATTGTTAAAGAATATATGGATAGATTTAATATTAAAGATGAATCTCAATTACCTGAATACTTCAACACTACTGCAACTATTCCTTATTTAGAGAGAATTAAAATGCAGGGTAGATGGCAAAAGTATATAGACGCATCCATAAGTTCAACTATAAATGTTCCTGAAGAGTTTACAGTGGAGCAGGTAGCTGATTTATATATTCAAGCTTGGAAGCATGGCCTAAAGGGAGTTACATTATTTAGAGATAATTGCTTTAGAACTGGAATTCTTACTACCAATAAAGAAGAAGAGCAGGAAGAACTAAAGAGAGGCGAAGTAATTAAAGCTCCTACAGAATGTATTGGTAAAACTTATAAAGTAGTGACTGGCTGTGGAAATGCTTATCTAACAGTTAGCTGGGATGAGAATGGAGAAGTTGTACAAACATTTACAAATAAGGGGAGTAGTGGAACCTGCAGAAGTAATCAAGAAGCGGTGTCAAGATTGATATCTCATTCATTACGTGGAGGAATTTCCATTGAAAGTATTATTGACCAATTAAAGAGCGTAGATGTATGTCCATCATATGCTTCGGCTAAAGCAAGAGGAAAGAAAGTAAGTCAAGGCTCAAGTTGTCCTTACGCAATAGCAGTAGTATTAGAAAGGGCAATGAAAGATGGAAAACAATTATTAGAATCTATTGAAGGAGTAACTGAAGTAGAGGAAATCGAAGTTCAAGAAGAAGAGAAACCCAACGTTAATACTATACAGTGTCCAGAATGTGGAGAACCCCTTGCCGTAGAAGGTGGATGTGTAACCTGTAGAAATTGTTCCTACTCAGTTTGCAATTAACGTTTATAAAAACTGAATAATTTCTATATAATAGGTAACAAGGAAAAAAGGGGGATTCAGAAATGAACCAAGATATAAAAGAACAAGTTTTGAACTTGATACCTGATAGTAAAGATAATGCCATGACAAGTAAAGAGCTAATGAGTTTTACTGGATTAAAATTTAGAGAATTAAAGGAAATCATTGCAGAGCTTAGAATCTTGCATCCTATATGTTCACGAGAAACAGATGGTGGAGGATATTGGATGGCAGAAAATGATAATGATATAGATGAGTTTGTTGCAATGATTTCCCGAAGAAGGGATGGCTATAATAAAACAATAGCTATAATGGAGAATCATAAATGTAATGAGGTGAACTAATGGCGTACGAGTATATATTCAACATGACAAAGTGCTGGTACGCTGGAGCATGTGGGAAGTTCAAGACCGATGAATGTAATGCAAGTTGTATTCGATATATGGAAATGGACTTCCTGATGCAGAATAGCGGGATACCAAGAAATAGACAATATAGCGTTCCATTAACTCCATCGAAAAAGGATGTCCAAGCTTTCCTCACATTAAAGGATATTAAAGATGATATTGTAGCCTTTGTTGAAAATGGGGAAAGTGTTTATATCTATAGTGATAACTTTGGTAATGGGAAAACAACTTGGGCAATAAAGCTAATGCAGAAATATTTCGATGATATATGGGCAGGTAATGGCTTTAGATGTAGAGGAATCTTCATTCATGTTCCAACATTTCTTACAAAAATCAAAGAGGGAATAAGTCGGAGGGATGAAGATTTCGAAACACTAAAGAGCAGACTAATGACTGTTGATTTAGTTATTTGGGATGATATAGCAGCAACCAAGTTAGGAGATTTCGACCACGCAAACTTACTTACCTACATAGACCAAAGAAAGCTCCAGCAACTCTCTAATATCTACACCGGAAACTTACCTCAAGAAGAACTACAAGATGCTCTTGGCAACAGATTATCAAGCAGAGTTTGGAATGATAGCACTCCTGTTCGATTCGTAGGAGCAGATAGGAGGGGCGTCAGATGATTACATTACAAATAATAAACAAGGTACTTCAAACACAAGATATACAAATAATTAACAAGAATGCTCTTACCGAGGAATATTTCGTAGGATATGAAAGTGAATTTAATTTTATAGTTGACCATTTTAACAAATATGGCAAAGTACCAGATAAAGCAACATTCTTAGATAACTTCAATGATTTTAATTTTATAGAAGTTGCGGAAACAGATAAATATTTATTAGATACCTTATATGAGGAGCATTTATATTATAAATCAGTAGAAGTTGTACAAAAGGTAGCCGAGCTATTAAAATCAAATGCCAATGATGCAGTCGAATACTTGCATTCCCAATTACCTAATTTAGAGATAGCCGCCACTACTGAAGGAACCGATATTATTAGTCAAGCTGATGAAAGATATCAAACTTATTTAGAAAAGATGAACTCTGAAAACCCTTGGTATATTACAACCGGGTTCGAGGAGTTGGATGGGATAGTAAATGGATGGGCGAAAGGAGAAGAGCTTGTAGTATTCTTCGCAAGAACTGGCCAAGGTAAATCATGGGTATTGGCAAAGACATTATCTCATGCTTGGCAAATAGGAAATCGAGTAGGGTATATAAGTCCGGAGATGAGCCCAACTAAAATAGGTTACAGATTCGATACATTATTAAAGAACTTCTCAAATAGGAATTTAGTTTGGGGAAAGGAAGAACCTGATTACGAAGCCTATATAAAAGACCTGAAGAATCATAAAACCCCATTTATTGTAGCTACTCCATTAGATTTTCAAAAGAAGGTAACCGTAACTAAATTAAAGCACTTTTGTCAAACCAATAAGCTGGATATCTTGGGGATAGATGGGATAACTTATCTTACGGATGAAAGATATAAAAAGGGAGATAATAAAACCATATCCTTAACAAACATCAGTGAAGACCTGACATCTTTAAGTATTGAACTGGGAATACCTATATTAGTAGTAGTTCAATCAAATAGGCAAGGTGCAAAAGATGCAGATACAGATGGAACTCCTGAATTAGAAACAATTAGAGATTCAGATGGAATTGCTCAAAATGCTACTAAAGTAATAGCATTAAGACAAACCGGAGCAGGATTAGAGTTTGGTATTAAGAAACATAGAGATGGTATAAACGGTGGAAAGCTAATTTACTATTGGGATATAGATAAAGGACAATTTAATTATATTCCATCAAGTGAAGATGCAGTTAAGCCGGAAAGAAGACAAAAGAAAGCGGATGAAATTAAGAACTCATTCAATGACGGTACAGATGTATTCTAAGGGAGGCAATTAAATGTTTTATGTAAACAAGAATCCAATATTAGCCGATGAACTGCAAGTTTTAAATGAGTTGAAAGCTCAATTAGAATTGAATGGAATTTTACGATTTGCAGAATTCAAGGTTGGCCCAAGAAACATACAATTTAATTGCCCTATTCATAATGATGGTCAAGAGAGAGAACCATCATGTGGAATATCAACTGTAAACAAGGAAGAGGTACCTGCAGGGACAGTTCATTGTTTTACCTGCGGGTATACTGCCTCTTTAGAACAAATGATAAGTGATTGCTTTGGTAAAGATGATGATGGAGCATTTGGTAAAGAATGGTTAATAAAGAATTTCTTAACTATCTCCATAGAAAATAGAAAAGATATAATACTTGACCTTGAAAGGGGTAATAATAGAAAGACTACAAGTTATGTTAGCGAGGAAGAGCTGGATTCATATAGGTACTATCACCCCTATATGTACAAAAGGAGGCTAACCGATGAAATAATAGAAAAATTTGATGTAGGTTATGATGACCACTTTGAACTCAAAGATAAGTTTGGCAAAGTAAAAAGTGTATTAAGATGTTTAACATTTCCAGTTAGGGATATAAATGGCAATACTTTATTTATAGCAAGGAGAAGTGTTGATATAAAATTCTTTCATTATCCTGAAGGAGTAGATAAACCAATATATGGATTATATGAATTACCAAAAGATGCAAATGAAATAATAGTATGTGAGTCAGTACTCAATACTTTGACCTGTTATACCTATGGAAAGCCGTCTGTAGCATTATTAGGGCTTGGAACTGAATATCAATATGACCAGCTCAGAAAACTTCCTTGTAGGAAGATAATAACAGCCCTCGACCCAGATGGTGCAGGGTATAGAGCTACTGAAAGGTTGAAGAAAGCTTTGAAAGGGAATAAATTAGTTACTTCCTATGTGTTACCTGAAGGAAAGGATGTGAATGATTTAGAGAAAGAAGAGTTTGAAAATCTTGAAGAATTGTTTTGAAAACTTGTTGACTTTCAATCTAATATGTTATATAATATTATTAGGTTAAAGGAAACAAACAAATTCGCGAGGTAGAATCCTTGCAACTAAAAAACTTATGGAGGTATTACAATGAAAAAATTCAAGTCAATAAGAAATGGACAAGTCGCTGAACTGATAAGCGAGAATGAAAAACAGGTAATTATTAAATTAGAGACTGGCGAAGAAAAAGCAATTAGTCCTGCAACATTGAAACGTTGGTGGAAAGAAATGGAAGAAGAACCTCAATCAGAAGAAGTAGTTACTGAAGCTACTCAGGAAGAAACTACTGAAGAACCAGTAGAAGAACCTGCCGAGGAAGTTAATGTAATTGACGTTACTGATGAAGAACCAGCTCAAATTGATTTTACAGAATTTGAGGATGCACCAGAACCAGAAGAGCAACCGGAACCAAAGAAGGAAAAAAAGCCAAAGAAAAAACGTGAACGTATTTCAGGAGACCATCCATTAAAGGAATTTATTGAGGGATTGGCCACAGAAAGAAATACAGAAGTATTCCAAGCAACTGTTCCAAGTTTCAGAAGCCTTAAAGTTGACGGTAAAATGTATATGGCATTTACTTTTAACAAGAAAGGTGTTACTCTATGGATGAGGTCAGCAGCGGTTCAAGATATTACAGAATATAAGAAAATGAACCATATGTTTGACGCAAGAGTACAATTTGGTGAGGATAATGCAGAAAATAGAAAAGAGATAACTAAATTATTAGATGCAAGCTTAAAATTCCAGATAGATAAGCAAGCTGCAAGAGCATCTAAGAAATAACT